GTAAGTGAAGGATACACTGCATGACTTCAGTTAATGTTACAACTACAAAAAATACAGTTACAGTAAACGGAGAAACCCGTGTTGTTACTGTAAAAACTCAAGGTCCACAGGGTCCTAGTTTGCCTGATGGTGATAAGGGTGACGTAACAGTATCAAGTAATGGAACAGCGATTAGCATAAATAATAGTGCGGTAACAAGTGCCAAAATAGCTGATGGAGCGATAGTAAATGCGGATATAAATGCGAGTGCTGCGATTGCATTATCAAAACTTGCCACGGGTGCATTACCTACAGCGATTACTGTAACAAGTGCAAACATATCTGATCTTAGTATTGTTAATGCTGATATAAACGCCAGTGCTGCTATTGCAGGTACAAAGATTGATCCTTCGTTTACGTCAAATGTAACTATATCAAATACTGCACCTAGATTAGATTTTATAGATAGTAATAATAATTCTGATTTTCGGATAACTAATTCTAACGGACTCTTTGTTGCTTATGACATAACCAATGCTGCAACTAGGTTTAGTATAGGTTCAGATGGGACAACAACTGTTGCACAAAATCTTGACGTTGGAGCAGGTCTTGATGTTACAGGGAACATTACCGTCACTGGAACTGTTGACGGAAGAGATGTTGCAACAGATGGAACTAAATTAGATGGAATAGAAACAGCAGCTACCGCAGATCAGACAGCAGCAGAGATAAAAACATTATTAGATAGCAATGGTATTGTTAACTCAAACGTAGATGCTAGTGCAGCAATAGCTGGAACAAAAATTAGCCCTAATTTTGGATCTCAAAATATAGTTACAACTGGAGCTTTTAATTCTGGATCAGTAACTATTACTGGAGGATCACCAGCAATAACCTTTACTGATAGCAATAATGATCCCGATTACTATATCCAAAATAATAATGGTGCTTTAAGAATTTTTGATGCTACCAATAGTGCAGATAGATTCGTTGTAAATACAGATGGTCATATTGATGTAGCTGGCAACCTAGATGTTGGTGCTGGTATAGACGTAACAGGGAATATCACAGTAACAGGCACAGTTGACGGAGTTGATATTGCTGCACTTAATACAACTGTTGGAAATTTAAGTTTATCTGGCAGTGTTTTAGCTGATGGCACAACTGCAACGACCCAATCAGCAAGTGATAACTCTACAAAGGTTGCGACAACAGCTTATACAGATACAGCCATAGCAAATCTGATCGACTCAAGCCCTTCAACTTTAAATACACTTAATGAATTAGCCTCTGCTTTGGGTGACGACCCGAATTTTGCGACAACTGTCACTAACTCAATAGCAACCAAACTACCTCTTGCTGGTGGTACGTTAACTGGAAATCTTACGATTCAAAATACTAGCCCTTCTATACAACTTACGGATACAGACCACAACTCAGATTTTAATATTTCTGCAAGTGCTGGAAATTATGTAGTTAGAGATACAACTCATGGTCAAAATAGATTTCTTATAGCTTCAGATGGAAATGTTGATATACAAAGAGCTTTAGATGTTGGTGCTGGTCTTGACGTAACAGGAAATATCACAGTATCAGGAACAGTTGACGGCAGAGACTTAGCTGCTGATGGTACAAAACTTGATGGCGGTATAATGTTAGCCGATGGAGATAAAGGCGATATTACTGTCAGCAATAGCGGTGCAACTTTCACTATTGATAATGGGGTTGTATCGACAACT